CTGGGTGTAGCCCAGATCCACGCCCTTGTAATAGACCAGGCAGACGCCCATCTTTACGTTCTTTGTATCGCTTGCCACTCAAAACTCCTTTGCAAAGAGGACCAAGCTACGGTAAGTAACTCGTAGCTTAACTATACAGGCTCGACATAGCAACAGTCAATGTTAGCCACGAACTCGGTGACGCCCGAGGCCGGCACCGGGTAGTTGATCGGCAGCGTGCGTGCGCGGCACCACTTGACCAGCATGCCGTCTGCGAGCGTCGTCTCGCCCTCGATCCAGAGCGCGTCCATCGCCCGCTTGATAAGCGCCGCGCCCGCCGAGTAGCTCTTCGCGCGCACGACGAGCGCAAAGCTGCCCTTGAAGTAGCCCGGCAGCTCCGGGTCGATCGCCGTGCCCCGGTAGTCGGGCTTGAGGAGGATGCCCGTGTCCTCGAGGCGCATCGTGTTGATGAAAATCGTCTTCGCGCGCGTGCCGATGCCTTCCTGCTCGAGCAACGCCGCAATCGGTTCCAGGTGCATTACGCCGACTCCTTCACGATCTGCTTGACTCTCTTGCCCATCTCGCCAATGCGCGAACGCATCGCGCGCTCCATGAACTTGCCCCCGACGCGCCCGCCGCCGCCATCCTTCGCGCGCGAGGCGGGCCCGAGGCTGAATGCGCCCGTGCCGTAGGGCGCGAGTGCTTCGTGCATCACCCGCGCGTATTGCATGACGGGCGTGCCTTTGCTATCGACGGCGCTCGGATCGACCTGCACGGTGACCACCACGCGGCCGTTGGCGCCGCTGCGGTTCTCGACCGCTTCGATGGCCTCCTCGAGCTCGCCGTCATCGACCGGCGCGTTCGCGCGCGCCTCTTCGACGATACGGTCGCCCTCCTCGCGCATGACCGCGAGAATCTTGCGCGCGGCAGTGTCACCCGTGCGGTTCAGCTTCACCGCCAGCAGCTCCGGGTTGAAGTTGCTTTTGACTAGGCCCACGGCGCGCACTCCACGTCGTAGTGGTCCAGGCGCCCGAAGGTGGTGTTCTTCGGCGTGATCGAGACGATGCGCAGCGCCACCCCATCGACCGTGAGTTGCGCGCCGAGCACGGCCGTCGTGCCAGGCTCCAGCTTGATCTTGGCGGTGACCCCGAGATCCTCGGCGTGCGCCATCGAGCCCGCCATCTGCGAGCGCTGGTTGGTCACCGACACCTTCTGGACGAGTTCCACAACCGCGCAGCGCTCGGTCTTGCTCGTGCCGGGCGTCTCCTCGCCGTAGAGGTTGCGCTCGCCGGCCAGCGCGATCTGGCAGTTTTTATTGCCCCGGAACATCGCCGCCCCCTTCCACCCGCGCGAGCGTCGCGCGCGAGTTCGGATGAAAAAGCTCGTTGCGCAGGGACAGATACCCGGGCGCGTCGTCGCTCTCGGCAAACGGGATGATCTGCCCGTGACCCTCGTGCTCGGGGTCCGCATACTGCAGCGCGACCGAGCTTGCCCCGTGCGCTGCGGCGGCGCGCACGAACGCGTCTGCGTAGATGCCCTGCAAGGCGCCCTTGAGCGTCGCGGAGACGAATTGCGAGCTCTTCCAGCGGCGCCCCAGCGTGTCGGTCTGCCCGAAGGTGATGCCGCGCGTGCGCTCGCTGATGCCCGCGGCAATCACCGCCGAGCTGTAGCCACGTCCGCCCGCGGCGAGCAGCATCTCAACCTTCAGATGAAAGTCACGAATCCGACCGTGCGCGACCTCTGCATCCCGGGCGAGCGCCTGCGAGACGGTGCCAAGCGCGGCGTCGCGCGTGGCGCGCGCGTCGGTCGCGACCTGTGCCGCGACGTGATCGGGCGTGTCGGGGTAGGCGTTCACGACCGCGCTGTGCGCGACATCGGTGACGGCTGTGTCGAACACCGCGGCGAGCGCCGTGAGCGTAGTCGCCTGCATGCGCTGGATGGTCGCGAGCAGCACGCGCCGCGGCTGCGGGTTCGGGTTCATGGCCTCGGTGACCAGGCCCGCGAGCGCGCTCTGGTATCCGATGATCTGCGATGCGGCGAACTCGCCCATCGTGTCGATGATGACGTTTTTCATACTCGGCTCAGGCGGGTGCGGCGCAGCACGTAGCGCGTCATCTCCTGCATGGCGCGCGGGCACACGAGGCCGCGGTTGGGTCGCACGGGGTTAAAGGAGGTGGTCGAGTCGCCCACCGTCTCGGAGACGATGCCCGCGCGCCGCTTCTCCAGCACCGGGTCGGCGTTAAGCAGGTCGTCGGCCTCGATTACCTGTGCGCGTTCGAGGTTGCGGCGAAACGGCGCGGGCAGCCCCAGGTATTCCTCGGGCGTGAGTGTCGTGATCGAGTAGAGCGCGAACTCCGGCATCACGTAGTTCATCCAGTTGTCGTCGAACCGGTAACGGTAGCGCAGCTGGCCGAGGTTCTCACGGGCCTGGATCAGCGCGGCGGCGCGCGCGGCCCGGTCGGCGGCCGTCCAGCCCGGCAGGTTCGGAATGTCCATCGCGACGAATTCGGCCTTCGTGATGGTCTGAAACGAGTTGACGCCGACAACGAGCGGCTCGCTCGCCTCGATCATGTAGCTCTGGGTGACCAGACGCGTGCCGGCGTCGGTCTTCGCAATGACCTCCACCACGCGCAGCGCGCGCACGGCGCCCGCTGGCAGCACGTTCAGATCGGCGCCAATCAGAATCCCGAGCGGGCCGCCGTTCGGGTCCAGGTAAGGCACGGGCGCCGCTTCGAGCAGCGCCGTGCCCTCTTCATCGAGCACGCGGTAGCTCGCCGAGGACGGCGTGAACGCGTTGCCCGCACTATCCACGAGCGCGATCGTCACGCTCACGTCCGCTGCGGCGAGATACCGTTCCATGTCTTACTCCGCGGCTGGGGCCGGCGTTTCGACGACCGGCTCTTCTGCCTTCACGACGTCCGAGGGCACTTCGCCCAGGAAGTCGGCCTTCTCGTCCGGCGCCTGCGCGCGCAGGATGAGCGCGATCAGCTCGGCGATGCCGGTCGCCTTCACGCCGAACGTATCGCCGATCTTGCGCACGCCCTTGATGCCTTCCTTGCTGGCGATCACTTCGAGCTCGGCTTCGGTGTATTTCTGGGGCTTGGCGGCCGGGACATCTTGCGGGCGCAACGCCATCGGCGTCGAGTAGCTGTCGAGCGCCGTTTGCGAGGCCGACGGGTTCACGCCATTTTCGGCGTTCTCGACCCGCACGACGTTGGCGATGCGCGTCGCGATCATCGGCGCGACATCGACCACCGAGACGCCATCGACGAACTCGACGCCGCCAAAGTTGCCCGTGAACTGCTCGTAGCCCGGCTGGACCATCTTGATCTTCATATGTGACTCCTGATGTGCAAAAGGGCATGAGCCGAAGCCCACGCCCTTTATTTTACGCTAGGTAAGTCACGGGTGACTTACCTTCGCAGACGAAGTTTAGACGTTCGTCACGCCGCGCAGACGCGCCAGCGAGCGGGTGCTCTTCAGCGCCGAACCGCAATACCACTTCACGCGGATGCGGTCTGCGTCCTTGTTCTGCACCGTGCCGATGTCCTCGACGCGGATACCCGCTTGCTTGCCGCCCCAGAGGCCGTGAAAGCCATCCAGTTCGTTCAGGCGCACTGCATACACCGAACAGGTGTTCGTGTTGGTGCCCTTCGTTTCCGCGTTCGACAGGAAGTCGTTACGCAGAATCGGGATACCGTTGTGGCCGAGGATCGCCTGACCGAAGTTCGGCACTTCGACCATCGCCGGCTGGATGCCGCCGGTTGCATACAGCAACGAGCGGTATGCGCGGATCGTGCCCGGGCGCATCACGTATGCGTCCGCGCCGTTGATGACCGCATCGCCGAGCTCATCGAGCATCGATAGCGTGAGCGCCGCGCCGTTTGCAGCACCGCCTGCGTCGAGCGTCTGAGCGGCCGACACCATCTTCGGCAGACCGTCGAACTCCTTCGCGTTGGCCGTCGCGTCGCCTTGGGCGATCGTGCGCTTGAACTTGCGGGCAACCGCCTTCGCCTTCAGACCGATCTGCGTTGCGCGCTGATCGTTCGTGTCGGACTCGGTTTCCTGCAGGAACTTGTCGACGTCCACGTCACCAGCGAGGATGCGCAGCTTCGCCACGACCTCGGTGAACGTGCCAGCCGATTCATCCAGCTCGTCGTTCACGTCGTAGAACTCTGCGTCCGGCAGGGTGTTCTCGCGATCGTAGACGTAAGCCTTTCCGTTGATGCCGACGAACGGCAGGAGCGCGAAGAGCTCATCCTTGTCGATGATTTCCTCGATCACGCCTGCGACCAGCTGATTGTTACTCAGCTTGTCGGCTTCTTCTCGCAGCAATGGCATATCAATCTTCCTTT